ATGGCTCGATTGATCTCCTGGGTGGTTGTGGTGGTCACCCTTCTGGCTCTCCCTGGCTCCGCGTGGGCCGGGGAGGGCCTCTACTCCCGACTGCCGGACGGTGTGCCCGAGCTGGTCGCCCTGGTCATCGTCTTCGGCGTTGGCTGGCTGCTCGCGGGCCGGAAGGGAGCGGTGGATGTCACCAAGGCCCAAATCACGGGCGACCTGGCCACCGCCCGCGCCGAGCTTGATGGCGAAGTCGCCGCAGCGCGGGCCGAGATGGTTGGCGAGATGGCCCGCCTGGAAGACCGCATCAAGGACACCCGCTCGTGGGTGGGGGGCGTGTCAAAGCGGTCTGACGAGCGCCGGGATGAGCTGCAGGCCGCCATCGAAGAGGTGCGCGCCGAGTCGGCCACCCAACAGGACGTCGCTCACCTGCAGGCGCAGTTCGATGAGCTCCGAGCCGAAGTGGTCACCCTCAAGGCGGAGGTCGCTGAGGTCAAGGCAGACGTCGCCGAGGTCAAGACCGAGGTCGCCGCCGTCCACTCCGACACCACCGCCATTCTCGCCATCCTGGGGGACTCCAATGGCTGACCCGACGCTCACCCGCCTCATGCGCGGCTTCATCCTCAACAGTCTCTACGCCAACGCGCCGCACCCTATCGCTGAGAAGCTGCTCTACCGCCAGCTAAAGGCGTTCTATGCGGCCGATGCCAAGCAGTTCGTGCGCGACCTGTCCTACCTGCACCAGCTCGGCCACACCCAGAAGAAGGTGACCGAGCTCGCCGGCGTCAAGGTCACCTCGTGGACCATCGCCCCCACCGGCATGCAGCTCGTCGAGAAGGGCATCGAAGACCCCGGTGTCGACTTCGAGGACCTCGACTGAGGAGGGGCCGTGCCCAAAACCACCCGTGAAGAGGCGTGGCGGATTGCTCGGCTCATGGTGGTCGAAGACGGTCTCGCCTACGCCGATGTCGCCGAGCAGACCGGCTTGCCCCTGTCCACGCTCCAGAAGCGTGCGGCCCGAGAGGGCTGGCAGGACCAGCGCGCGCACGACCTTGGCTACTCCGCCAAGGTCGCTGCCATGAAGCGCCAGGCCCTTGCCGATTGCATAGACGCCGAGGGCAACGTCGACCCCCAGAAGGTCTACGCCTGGAAGGCCATCGAGCAGGTGTTTCCCGAGCACCGCTACGGCGAGACCGAGGACGGGAACCGGTTCCGCTCGCCCCACCTGGTGGAGTTCATCGAGGAGCTCGTGGCCTACCTGGAGCGTGAGGACCGCACCGCGCTCGAAGCTGTGGCGCCGCATGTCCGACCCTTCGTGGAGCAGTTGGAGGCGACGTGGCGGCCCCGGTGAAGGCGCTCACCCAGAAGCGCTTCTGGGACCGAATCGAGACCGCCGCCCGTACCGCCGAGGTGCGCGGCGCCAAGTTCGATGGCGACGACAACGCCCGCCAGCTCAGGCGAAAGGCTGAGGCTGTCGTCTGGCCCGAGCGGTTCAACCTGAGCTACCTGCCCCACTACTTCCGCTGCGCCCCCTCGCCGATGCACAGCGACATGTACCGGGCGCTTGAGCAGAAGGCGCGAATCGTCGCTCGGGCCCCCCGTGGCCACGCCAAGAGCACCACCATCACCTTCGCCTACCCGCTGCACCAGGTGGTGTGTGCGCCGGTGCTGCGGGCCTGGGAAGAAGGGCGCCTCGAAGACGAAGACCCGGACCTCTACGCCGCCATCGTCGAGGTGCTCGCCGAGGCGGGGGATGCCGCTCCCAAGTTGTTCTGGGACCCCTACATCCAGATCATCGCGGTCACCCTCGACACCGCCATCGAGTTCACCGCGGCCATCAAGCAGGAGCTCCAAGACAACGCGCTCCTCTTGTATGACTGGGGCCTCGACTCCGACGACGGCGGGCGGGTGCTGCTGGAGGGGCGCCAGTCTGACCGCGACTTTGTGAGCGCCACCAACGTGCGGGTGCGCGCCTTCGGGATGGACGGCTCGATTCGAGGGGGCAAGCACCGCCAGTGGCGCCCCCGCCTCGCCATTTTCGACGACCCCGACAGCAAGCGCACCGTGGGCACCGTGGCTGTGCGCGACCGGATGACCCGGAACATCACGGCGGCCGTGAACTACGGTCTGGAGCCCGGTGTCGGCCGGGTGTTCATGGTGGGCACGCCGCTGCACCCCGACTGCCAGGTGTGCCGCTTCACTCGGGATGGGCAGTTCGAGCGGTGGCACAAGATGCGCTACGCCGCCATCCTCCCCGATGGTGTGACCGTGCTGTGGCCCGAGCGGTGGACCCTGGAGCAGCTCCGCGACGAGGAGGCCGACGACCCTGAAGCCTTCCTGATGGAGATGATGGACGTCCCGCCGTCGACCGGGAAGCCCTTCCACACCACGCACCACTACGCGCGGGCGGACTTCGAAGGCGTCGACCTTCCATCGATGCTCATCTTCGACCCTGCGCTCGGGAAGACCGACAAGTCTGACTATCAGGCGCTTGTCATCCTTCGCGGCCCCACGGCCGACGGTTGGGTGCTGGTCCACCGCTGTGAGCTGCTGCGCATCGGCGACCCCCGCGAGCTCATCCGCTACATCAACGACATCGTGGCCTTCGAGGACCCCGACCACCTCGTCATCGAGGCCATCGGCTTTCAGCTCCTGATGGAAGTGATGCTGGTCGACGACGCGGGCACCCGGGGCATGCTGACCGGCTGGGAGACCATCGAGTCCCAGACCGAGAACAAAGACCTGCGGCTGCGCGGGATGGCGCCGGCCTGGAATCAGGGCCGGGTGCGCATTCCCGACGACCGGAGCTGCCGCAACCTGCAGGTGCAGGCTGAGGACTACCCAGACGGCAAGCGCGACGGCCTCGATGCCCTGGAGATGGGGTGGCGCCGGATGCGGCGGGCATCGCGTCGCGGCGGCGGGGTGGGCCTTCTGCAGCGCATCAAGAGACGAGCGGCCGGCTTCGGTCGAGGAGCGTGGTGATGAGCTGGCTCAAGGACATGTGGGGCCTCATGGCCGGTTCGCCGGTGTCGCTGGCACTGGCGGACACCCGGACCACCAGGCAGCCCGTGGAGGCCAGCCACCACCCGAGCTGGTCGGGCATGCGGTCGGTGGGCAGCACTGCCCGCACGGTCGGGCTGACCCCGCAACGGCTCGCGGCCTACCTGCGCCAGGCCGAAGACGGCGACCCCCAAGCGCAAGCGGAGCTGCTCCGCGACATCGAAGGCCGGGACACCCGCCTGATGAGTGTTCTGGGCACCCGAAAGCGGGCGCTCGCGGGCCTTCCGTACCGCATCGTGCCGCCTTCCGAGCGGCGCACCGATGCCCGCATCTCGCAGTACGTCGAGGACGTCTTCGCGGAGATTCCCGCGTTTCGGACCTCGCTGATCCACATGATGGACGCCGTGAGCAAGGGCTATTCGGGCCTCGAAATCGACTGGCGACAGGGCGGCGGGCTGACCACCATCAACGGCCTCCTCCACCGGCCTGCGCACTGGTTCCGACCAACGGCCGAGCGCCCCGACGTCTGGGGCATCGTCAACGACTCGGGCAACGCAGAAGCCCTGGAGCCCAACGCCTGGGTGTGGCACGAGATGACCGCCCTTTCGGGGTCCACGGCGGCCGGCGGTGCCCTCGGTCGAGCGCTCGCCTGGGTGTTCCTGTTCCGGTCCTACACGCTCAAAGACTGGCTCATCTTCGCGGAGACCTACGGCGCTCCGCTGCGCGTGGGTCGCTACCGGCCGGGCACCTCGGAGACTGACCGCAGGGTGCTCTACCAGGCGCTGCAGCACCTTGGGGTCGACGCGGCGGCCATCATTCCCGAGGGCTGCAGCATCGAGTTTCCGGCTGCCCAGAACAAGGGCGCGAGCGTCGACGTCTACCGCAGCCTGGTGGAGTGGGGCGCCGCTGAGTACGCCGTGGCCGTGCTCGGTCAGACGCTCACCACGTCGGAGGGCCAGCACGGCACACAGGCGCTCGGCTCGGTGCATGCCGACGTGCGGCAAGACCTTCTCGAGAGTGACGCCGAGCAGGTGTCGGAGACCATCACGGCGCAGCTCGTGCGGCCGTTGGTGCAATTCCAGTTCGGGCCGCAGCGGCGGTATCCAAAGTTCCGCCTGGTGGCCGAGCCCGCAGAGGACCTCGCCGCCCGCGCCAAGCTGTACGTGGACTTGGCGAAAATCGGGGTGCGCTTCGACAAGGGCCACGTCCACGAGACCTTCGGGGTGCCGGAGCCCGACGCGGGCGCCGAGACCTACGGCACGCCCCAAGAGCCAGACACCGACACCGACGCCAAGGGCGACGACCAGGTGGCCGCCTCAGACCACATCCACGGGCCAGAGTGCGGACTGGCGCTCGCCGACCCCACTGACGCCCTTGGGGCCGACGTGGTGGCAGTGGTGCGCAGGGCGCTGAACCACGGCGGCTACGGAGCCTGGGAAGACGTGCTGGAGCACCTCCGGCGCCATGTGCAGCAGGCTTCGTCGCTGGGCGACATCTCGGCCCGACTGGTCGCCGCCCTGCGTCAGCTCGATCTTGACCACCTGGCTTCGGAGGTCGCTGCGGCGACCTTGACCGGCGAGCTCGTCGGCCGCGCACAGGTGGAGCTCGGGGACGTGGCGCTGGGCGAGTGGCCCAAAGTGAACCCGCTCAAGGCGGAGAAGTGGTGGCGGCAGAAGGTGCCGATGACGTCGGCCGCCTTCCGGGCCCTCGGCGAGGAGCACACCGCCCGCGCCTTCTCCATCGCTGGCTTCACCTCGCTGCAGGCCGTCGAGGCCATCGCCGACCTTCAGCGCGCTGTCATCGAAGAAGGCATGACCATCGCGGACTTCGAGGACCGCTTCGACAGCACGTTGTCGGCCCACGGGATGGAGGGCCGCGCCCCTCACCGGGTGCAGTTGGTGTTCCGCAACAACACCAACAGCGCCTACCACGGCGGCCGGTGGGCGCAGCAGTCGAGCCCCAGGCAGGCAAAGCGCCGTCCCTACCTGCTCTATGACGCGATGTTCAACGCTCGCCCGACGCATGCGGCGATGGACCGGAAGGTCTACCCGGTGGGGCATCCAATTTGGCAGACCTGGTACCCGCTCAACGGCCACAACTGCCGGTGCCGAGTGCGTGCCCTGACGGCGGCGGAGGTCGCTCAGATGGGCCTCACCATCTCCGACGCGCTGCCCCGCATCCGGCAGACCCTCGCCGACGGTCGGGTGGTGTCGGAGCCCGCCGTGCCGGACCACGGATGGCGACGGAACCCCGGCATGGAACCCCATGAATTCGACTTCAGCGGCTTCCCCTTCGAGTGGCGCGACGCCCTCGGCGTGGCCGCCTGACGGGAGAGACGATGTTGAAAGCACTGGCCCTGAGCTTGCTGCAGGACGGACAGACGACGCCCCATGAGTGGGTGCAGGTGGCCTTGACCGGCCAGTGGCGCGGGCATGCCCGGCCCTTCGAGCTCACCGTCAAGCACCTGCAGCAGATGGCCGCCAATTTCCATCGCTACAGCGGTGGCCGCGTGGTCTTCGACTTCGAGCACCAGACGCTGCGGAGCAAGAGCAACGGCCAGCCAGCACCTGCGGCCGGCTGGGGCCTGGAGGTGCGGGTCGTCGCGACGGACGACGGTGGGCACGCCTTGGAGGTGCGCCCCGAGTGGACGCAGGCAACGGCCACCGCCATCGGCAACCGCGAGTATCTCTACCTGAGTCCGGTCATTCTGTTCGACCGCCGCGACAAGCGGACCGGAGCACCCATCGGAGCGGTGCTCCACTCGGTGGCCCTCACCAACAGCCCGTTTCTTGAGGGGCTCCCGGCCATCGCCGCCAGCGACGACCCCGCCTCGGAGATTGAAACCATGGAATTGCTCCCCTCCCTGTGCGCCATCCTGGCTCTCTCGACGACCTCCACGGCCGACGACGCCTTGGGGCGGGTGCGGGCGCTGTCCGCAGGCGCAAGCGATGTCCGGGCCCGGCTCGGGCTTCCCCTGACCGCGACCGATGCCGAGGTGACCTCCGCGGTGGAGGCGCTGCAGGCCAACGCCAAGGTGGGCGAGGTCGCGCTGAGCCACCTGCCCGACGGCACCACCGCCGAGGCGGCCGTCACCGCGCTGCCGCCTGCTCTCGGTCATGCCGGCTACGTCGCCCTGTCCGACCACGATGCGGTCAAGACCGAGCTGGCCGAGCTCAAGGCAGGCAGCCTGGTGGACCAGGCCGAAGCCGCGGGCAAGGTGACCCAGGCACAGCGCGACTGGCTCAAGGGCTGGGCGCTGTCCGACCTGGCTGCCGCCGAGAAGTGGGTCGAGTCCGCTCCCGTGAGCTTCCCGGGCGCCGCCAAGGACCGCAAGGGCCCCGCCGCTGGGGCTGCTGGCGGTTCTGCGGTCGCCCTCACCGACGAACAGAGCAGCGTGGCTGGCCAGCTTGGCTTGACCGATGCCGAGTACGCCGAGCAGCTCGCCGCCGACAAGTAGGCCCTCCGCCAAGAGGGTGGGCTCGCGGCCCGGTCCACCCTTCCTTCCCCGACCTCGTCAAAGCGCCGCACCCCAACGACGAGCAGGTTTGCGGCCTCGCTTGCTCGATTCCACCGCAGAGGCCGCACCCCTTCCCTCGCCGCCACGGTGCTCCTGATGTCCGAAGCCTCCGCCGACCTGCAAACCCCTCGCCGCGCCGGTGCCCTGGCCGACCTTCCGGTGGCCGCCACCACGGCGCTCTTCACCCTCACCCTCGCCTGCATCAGCGGCGGCTACGTGGTCAACCCCGAGGACGGCTCCTCGGTGTCTGGCTACGACTTCGCGGGCGTCGTGCGCGTCGGCGTCGACAACAGCACCGGCGCCGCCGGTGACGAGGATGTCGAGCTCTACACCGAGGGCGACTTCCTGCTGGCGGTGGACACCATCGTCGCCGCCGACGTGGGCAAAGAGGCGTACCTGGTCGACAACGCCACCGTGTGTCTCGCCACCAACGCCAACTCGACCGGCATCCCCATCGGCACCATCGTCGGCTTCGAGGATGGCAAGGCATGGGTCGCCATCAACGACCACAGTGGCGTCACGGCGCGCGCCGCGCTCCGGCCGTTCACGGTCTCGGTGGCTGGCCCCAACGCCGCGGCCATCGATCTGAGCGCCGCCGCGGTCGACTACGGCGGCGCCGGCTTCCGCGTGGAGTCGGTCGTGTCCATGCTCGCCATCGTCACGAGCTCCAACGCATGGGCGACGCCGCCGAACCGTGTGGCAACCACCGACTGGACGCTGGCGGCCGGCGTCATCTCGACGGTGAACGACGAGACCGCAAACACCCTGCTCATCTCGTTCATCGGCTACCTCGTCCGGTAGGCCGCGCGCTTCGTCTGCACCCCTGACCCTCTCCGACCGACTTCCTCGAGGATTCCATGCCCCAGCTCAACGCCGCCGGCCTCGCCGCTGTCACCACGGGCTTCCGCAAGCTCTTCACTATGGGCGCCAACAAGGCCAAGGCCAAGTACACCCACCTGATGGTCCAGATGACCTCGACCGGCTCCTCGACCAAGGTGCTGGTGGGTGGTGGGCTTCCCGGCCTGCGCAAGTGGGTCGGCGAGCGCCACGTCAAGTCGCTCAAGCTGTTCGTGACCGAGCTCCCCAACAGCAACTATGAGCTCACCATCGCCGTCGACCGCGACCACTTCGAGGACGACGAGGTGGGCATGTACGCCGAAGAGGTCAAGGGCCTCGGCATGCAAGCCGAGCTCGACCCGGACAAGCGCACCAGCGAGCTCCTCATCAACGGCTTCACCGCCGAGTGCTTCGACGGCGAGACCTTCTTCAGCACGGCCCACCCCTACCGGGGAGGCACGCAGTCCAACAAGGGCACCGCCGCCCTCGACGCCACGGCTTTCGAGGCCGGCATGGCCGCGCTGCGCTCGCTCAAGAACGCCGAGGGCGAGGCGGTCGACCCCTTCGACTACGGTGCAGAGGCCCACCTCATCGTCCCGCCCCAGCTCGAAGCCACCGCCAAGGCCATCGTGGCGGTCCGCACTCTCGCGGCCGGTGGCGACAACCCCAACTACAACGCCGCCAAGGTGGTCGTGGACGGGCGCCTGAGCGGACACCCCACCAAGTGGTTCATCACGCTGGGTGGCGAGAACTCGATGCTCCGGCCGTTCATCAACGTCACTCGCAAGAAGCCGCAGCTTGTGGCGCTCACGAAGGTCGACGACACCAACGTGTTCATGGAGCGCATGCTCATGTGGGGCGTCGACTACCGCGGCAAGGTCGGGTACGGCGCCTACCACGCGGCCTACGGCTCCGACGGCACCACCTGAGCAACGCCTCTCACGGCGTTCTCGCCGTCTTCCCTCTCGCCCTTCGAGCCTGACCCGTGGCCCACCCCTACCACAGCATTGCCGACCTGGTGCCCGACTACGTGCCCGAGGCCGACTTGGTGCAGCTCACCAACGATGCTGGCGGGGCGACCGTGGACACCGACGTCTACGAAGGGCTGCGGGCGCGGGCCGATGGCGAAATCGATGGCTACTTGGGTCACCGCTACACGGTGCCTCTCTCTACGCCACCGGCCCTGGTCGTCGACCTCAGCGCGCGGCTCACGCTGTTCAAGCTCTACCGCCGCCGCTACCCCACCGATCTGCCCGACTCGGTGGTGGCTGACCAGAAGGCCGTCATGCGGACCCTCGAAGGGCTCGCCAAGGGCATCCCGACGCTCGGTGCCCAGCCGGCGCCGACCGCCAACCCCGAGCGCATCGCGCTGGTCACCAAGCACACCAAGGTGTTCAGCCGCGACTCGCTCAAGGGGTGGTGATGCGACTGGAGTACCGCAGCGCCGCCGGTGTGGTGGTCTCGGCAGTGACCGAGCTCGGTGACCGGGCCGAAGATGCAGCCGACGTTCTCGAAGACGTCGGCGGGCGCATGGTCGAGTACTCCATCCCGGAGAACTTCCGGGCTGGTGGCCGGCCCAACCGCTGGCCGGGCTCGGCCTGGTCGCACGCCGACCTGATGCGGGATTCGTCCCGGCTCCTCAACTCCATCGACTTCGAGGTGGCCGACGGCAAGCTGACCGTGGGCACCAACGTGGCCTACGCCGCACAGCGCCACTTCGGCGGCGAGCTTCGCCCGACGCGGGCGAAGGCGCTGGCCATCCCGCTCCCGGGGCTGCCGACCTCGATGCGCCGGCCCCGCGCCTGGGGCGACCAGCTCGACTGGGCTCCGACCCGCGACACCGACATCGATGCCCGCGGCCTGCTCGGCACCACCGAGGGCGAGGACTTCGTGCCGCGCTTCGTGCTGCGAGCTCGCGTCGAACAGCCTCCCCGGCCCTTCCTCATGTTCCAAGACGACGACATCGCCTACGCCGAGCGTGCGGTGGTCGACTACCTCTTCGGTGACGCCGCATGAGCCTCTACGCGCTGCGGCTCCAGTTCGGGCCGACCATCGGCGAGTGCGAGGACGCCATCACCGGCGCCCTGGCTGCCGACCCGGTCATTGCCGCCTACATCAAGCAGGTCATCGCCTTCGCGGGCACCTGGGATGAGGCGCGGCGTGATGTGCTCAAGCAGTGGCCGAGCATCCTGGTGGTCTACGTCGGCGGCCGGATGGATGCGCGCGGCGCTGCAGGCGCAGTCCACGTCGCGGAGTGGCACGTCGTCGTCGCTGCCCGGAACCTCCGCGCTGAGCGTTCCGGTCGACGGACCGAGGGCGCCGAGGTTGGCGCCTACGAGATGGTCCAAGACGTCACGCGGGTCCTGGGTCGGGCAGACCTCGGCGTCGATGGGCTGGGCGCACTGGAGCCTCAACAGGTCTTCCCGGTGCGGCTCAAGGGCCCGTCGCGGCCCACGAACGGCGCGGCCGTCTACACCTGCGTGTTCACCTCGACCATCGACCTGGTGAGCCCGGCACCCGACGACGACCTGAGCACCATCGCTGCCACCTACGACGTCGCCAATCCCGACGAGACCGGCGGGCCGACCACATGGGTCGAGGTCTCCGCCGACACCGTTTCAGACCTGGAGGTCCCATGACCCGGTTGCTGCGCGTGAAGGCGCGTCCCGGCATCCGAGTGCCCCGTCAGGGCGCACCCCGCCGCCACATCACCGACGCCGCAGCAGTGGTCGTCGAATCCTCCGCCTACTACCGTCGCCAGTTGCGCGACGGTGACCTGGTGCTCGCCCCCCAGACCTCTGAGGACAGCCCATGACCATCTCCGTCACTGGTGTCGCGCCCACCATTCGCAAGCCGGGCACCTACATCAACATCAACACCGCGGGTGCTAAGACCGGCCTCCCGGTGACCATCGACAAGCTCCTGCTCATCGGTACCCGCTCCGGCGGAACGGCCGTTGCGGACGTGCCCGTGCAGGTCTTCAGTCCCGGCCAGGCCCGCGAGTACTTCGGCTCCGGCACCCCGCTGGCCCTGATGGCTGCGGCGGCACTGGAGCAGAACCCCGCCCTCTCCGAGCTGTGGTGCGTTCCGCAGGATGAGGCGGTCGGCGCGGTCGCAGCCGCAGGCACCATCACTGTCGCGATCTCCAGCCTCACTGCGGGCACCCTCTACCTCTATGTCGGGCGCCACCTGGTGCGGGTGGGCATCGCGTCCACCGACTCCGAATCCGACATTGCCACGAACATCGCCGCGGCCATCACGGCCGACGCGGCGCTCCCCTTCTCGGCGACCTCGCTGCTCGCGGTCGTCACGCTGACCGCCAAGTGCAAGGGCACTGCCGGCAACGATTGGGTGTGGGCCGACGACTTCACTGGCTCCGGCCTGACGCTCACCACGGTCCAGCCGAGCAGCGGCGCCACCGACCCCGACGTGCAAGATGCGCTCGATGCGGTCGAGTCCACGCAGTTCGACCTCATCTGCGCCGAGTTCAAGGACGCCACCTCGCTGACGGCCATCAAGACCCACCTGGACACGGTCGCCGGCCCCATCGAGCAGCGGCCCGGCGTCTCGGTGACGGGCCTCACGGGCACCCTGTCGGCCGCCACAACGCTCGCCAGCGCCCGCAACAGCGGCCGGATGGCCTTCCCCTACATGCGGGGCACGCTGACGCACCCCATGGAAATTGGCGCGGCCTTCGCTGCTGCCATCGCGGCCGAGCCGGACCGGGCCCGCCCTCTCAACAACGTCGTGCTGAAGCCCGTGGCGGTGCCCCGCACCCGCTCCGACCTGCTCACCCGCACCGAGCAGGAGTCGTGCCTCTACAACGGCGTTGCGCCCCTCGAAGAGGCCCCGGGCAACACGGTCGCCATCGTCCGCAGCGTCACCAGCTACGTCGAGGATGCCTTCGGCTCCGCAGATGACACGCTGCTCGACCTGCAGACCATCCGCGTGCTGGACGCCGTCCGCTACGGCGTGCGGGTGAAGCTGCAGCAGGAGTTGGGACAGACCAAGCTCGCCGACGTGGCGGTGTCTGCCAACACGACCGACCCCACCAAGGTCCGGGGCGTCATCCTGGGTGTGCTCTACGGCTACGAGTCCATCGGCTACCTCGAACGGGTCGAGGACCACGCCGACCTGTTGGTGGTGGAGCGGGACCCTAGCGTGCCGACCCGCCTCAACGCCTCCATTCCCGCCGACATCGTCGACGGGGCCCATGTGTTCGGCGCTGAGCTGAATCTCATCTTCGGCTGAGGAGCCTCCCCATGAGCGGCGTCTTTGTCTCCCGCGTCATTCTGGCCGTCAATGGCCTCCCCGTCGTCCACGCCAAGCGCGTCTCTGTCGATGAGGAGGCCGCCCGCAAGCTCGTCATCGGCATGAACCCGCTGGGCACGCCCATCGGCCATACCGATGCTCCCATCAAGGTGTCGGGCCGGCTGCAGGTCTACATCCCGAAGACGGGGGACGTCCCCTGGATTCAGATCGGCGGCCTACTCCCGTCCGGCGTCATCACCGTCAACCAGGTCGGCGTCGCGCCGAACTACACCATTGTCGGCGTCTTCGTCACCAAGGTGGGCGACACCTACGAAGAAGAGTCCCAGGCCATGCGCACCATCGAGTTCCAAGGTCTCCTGCGCGTGGGGACGAAGTGATGACGGCCCTTCCGGAGCTGCTCACCGTGACCGTGGCGCTTGAGGTCGGTGTCGTCATCGACGGTGCTCGGCACTTCGAGGTCGAGGTCAGGCCGTTGACCTTCAACGAGGTGATGTCCTCGATGGTGGATGCTGCGGCCAACCCGCGGCCCGCCGGCTTCACGGAGAAGGCATGGGAGAAGCTCGCCGAGCTCGCCCGTCAGGTCTGGGTGCCCACGCTGGACCGCTGCCTCACCGTCACCGAAGTGGCAGACGTGTACCAGGCCGACGCTGGGCACCTCTTCGATGCTTCGAAGGAGGTGGCCTCGCGCGCCGAGTCCTTTCGAGCGCAGGCGGTCGGTGCAGGCGCATCGGATGACTGTGGCGATGATGGCGAGGGCGCTGAACTGGTCGCCTGAGCGCGTGGGCGCGCTGCGGATGCACGAGGTGGCTGGCTACGCCGACGCCTTGGTGCGGGCCCACAACGGCATCGGTTCGGGTGGGTTCGAGGTCGAGGGCGGCCGACCTGACGATGACGACCAGGTGCCCGACGACGTCAAAGCGGTTTGGGCTGAACTCGGCGTTGTTCCCGCCGGGCATGAGGAGGAGTAGTGGCCGTTTCCCGCATGGTGATGGAGCTGCTCCTCATCGACGGCGCATCCGCTGTGGCGCGTCGTGCCGCTTCGTCGCTGCGTGGGCTCGGTGAAGAGGGCGAGCAGGCGTTTCAGCACATGTCCCGCGCGGTGGACCAGTTCCGGTCGGGCATGCGGAGCCTCTCGGTGGCTCGCCAGCTCAAGACCGAGCTGGTGGACCCTGGTGTCGAGGCCGCCGCATCGCTGCAGTCGGCGCTCACGGGGCTTGAGGTCACGCTCAACGCGGACTCGGTCGAAGACCTCAAGCGCCAGCTTGCCGACGCCCGCAGCGATGCGGCGCGGGTGGCGTCTCCGACGGCCTTCTCTCAAGAAGACGTGGTGGGCATTCAGACCGACCTGTCGAAAGCCGGGCTGGGTGGCTCGGCGATTCTTGGCAAGGGCGGCGCCGCTGAGGCCGTCGCCCAGCTCGCGACCGCAGAGGGCGACCTTGGCGCCTCCGGAGCGACCCAAGCAGTCCTCACCATGGGGTCCATCTTCGGCCTGGCTGGCGACCAATTTGCATCGGCCGCCGACGAGCTCGTGCGCGCGAGTGGTGCCGCGGCCGTCAACCCGCGCCAGCTCGCTGAGGCGTTGGCGCAGTCGCCGACAGCCGGCGCGCTCGGCCTGGAGCGTGACGAGACGCTCGCCTCGCTCGGTGTGATGGGCAACATGGGAATCAAGGGTGGGTCGGCGGGGACGGCGCTCAACGCCTTCCTCCGGATGGCCGCCAAGAGTGACCAGAAGTACGGCATGGGGCTGTATGAGGGCGGTGAGTTCGTCGGCCTGCAGCGGGCCGCTGAGGCGCTCCGCGGGCAGATGGAAGGCCGGACCCAGCAGCAACAGCAGGTTGCCCTGTCCAAGGCATTTGGCGACGAGGGCGCCCGCTTCGCGCTGGCCATGCTGCAGACCGGGGCGGGCAGCCTCGAAGACACGATGCAGAAAATGGCCACGGCCCGTTCCCTCGAGGACCGGGTCTCGACTCGTGCAGGCACCTTCGGGGCGTCGGCCGACGCCCTCGGTGGCACACAACGGACCCTCATGGCCGCGCTCTTTGAGCCAGCCCTTGAGCCGCTCACCGAGGGCGCCCAGATGGCCAACGATGCGTTGGGCCGCCTGGCTGCAACAGTCGAGGCAGACCCACGCATCGCGCAGGGTGTCTCATACGGCGCCATGGGGGCTGTGGGCGCCGCTGGCGCGTTCGGCCTGGCGCAGCTCCTCCGCGGTGGCCTCAGCCTCTCGAAGGGCCTGCAGGGCGCTGGTGGGGCCGGCCTGCTCCGTGCGCTGCTGGGCACGGCCGGCGGAGTCGCTGCAGGCAAGGCGGCAGAGGCCGCGGCTGGCACCACACCGGTCTTCGTGACCAACTGGCCGGCCGAGCTCGGCTTTGCGGGTGGGCTCCCTGGTGGCGCCAAGGGTGGGGCGGCCCTCGGCGCAGTTGGGCGGGCTGGTGCCCTTGGTGCTGCTGGGCTGGCGGGCGCTGGTGTCGGCACGGCCATCAATGAGGGGCTCATCAAGGGGTCGTGGGCAGAGGATGCCATTCAGGCTTGGATGGCGCAGTGGACCCTCATCGATCCCTTGAGCGGTGGGGCGGCAAGCCTCGGCGGGTCGAGTCGCGACGACCGGCGGAATGCCCGGGATGAGTCCCTGAATCGGCTCTTCGAGCGCCTCGACATCAACGTCCACGTTGACAAGGACGGGGTCACCACGACCGAGGTGCGAGCTGGTGATGTCCAGCGCGCCTGGTCCCGCGACGGGGCCACCTGATGCGCACGCCGGCCCCACTTCCCTGCAGCTACCAAGGCGTCCCCATCCCGGTCGTTCGCATCACGGACTCTGTCGGGCGCGTCTGGGTGGAGCACGCCTACCCAGGCCGGGACTCCGTCGAGCTCGAAGACGTCGGGGCCGGCCCCCTTCGCCTGCAGGTGGAGGCCGAGTACTTCGGCGCCACCTGGTGGGTTCAGGTCAACGGCCTCAAGGCCGTCGTCGCCGCGCCTCTCGCACTCGGCCCGGGTCTCTTTGTGCATCCCTTCTGGGGTGAGCTGTGGGGAGTGGTCAGCAACCTGCAGATCGTCCACTCCGACCAGACCCACAACCACGCCGTGGTGCGCTTCACCTTCACCGAGGCGCAGGTCACCACCTTCGCCTTCGCGGTGACCTCGTCGGTTCCTGCTGCCGCTGCTGCTGCTGCCGCTGCTGCTGCTGCTGCCGCCGCCGCTGCCGCCGCGCTGGGGGCTTGAGATGACCCGCACCGAGGCCCTCGCCATGCTGCGGGAGGTGTTGAGCACCGCAGGGGCGACCATCGACAAGGCCGCTGCAGGCGGCTTCAGCAGCTCCCAGGAGTACGAACGGGAGGCCAACGACATCCGGCGCGACATCGCTGCTCTCATCGGCGAGCTCGACACCCTCTGGGGTGTCCAGGCGTGGCCGGCTGTGAGCGCGCTCCGGGCCCTCGCTGCCCGATTGGTGGACCTGCACCGCGCCATCGCGGACACCACCGCGACCGTCGAAGTGGTGGCCGACCGTGAGACATCCTTCGTCGAGCTCGCGGTGAGCCTCTACGGCGACGGCTCGCGCTGGACCGAGCTCGCGCCGCTCAATCCCGGCATCCGGCATCCGGGCTTCATCGCGCCTGGCACCACGGTGGTGGCCCGTGCCCGGTAGCCCAGAGGCCACGCTCATCGTGGGGGCATTCTCCTGGTCCAACTGGACCCGCTACGAACTGGAGGCCGACTACGAAGCGCCTGCGGACTCCTGGAGCGTCGAGGTGGCCAACCCCACCGCGGCCCATGTGGCGGCCCTCACGCCTGGTCTCCCCGTTGTGATGCTGGTGGACTCGGTCCCTGCGCTGCGCGGATGGCTGGAGCGGGTGGAGGTCCGGCGCAGCCGAGCCGGTGGGCTCACGCTCGCCCTCTCGGGCCGGGACCTTGCTGGCCCGCTGGTGGACTGTTGCCCGGGGCCCACCTGGTCGTTGCCGACGACGTCTCTGGCTGTGGCCGCCACCAAGGCGCTCGCCGAGCTCGGCGTTCCGGCCATCGTGAAGCCTTCGCCAGAGGCGCTGGTGCCCATGTCGATCATCAAGGCCGAGCCTGGCGAGACTTACTGGCAGATGCTCACCCGGTACTGTCGCCGGCTCCGTTTGATGCCTACGATGACCCCTGCTGGGGTGCTCTCGCTGGGGCGGCCTGACTACATCACGCCGCCGGTGGCGGCGCTGTTCCATGGTGCCACCCCGGCCACCGCCAACCAGACCAACGTCCTCGAGGTCAGCTACACCCGCGACATCGCACAGCGATTCAGTCAGGTGACGGTGCTCGGGCAGTCGGCTGGTGGCGGGTCTCTCTTCGGCGAGCTCGGCGCCGGGCAACTGGTCGGCGCGGCCGTCGACCCCGCCCTGGTGGCACTGGGTGTGCACCGCCCCTTGGTGCTCGATGATGGCCAGGTGGGCAGCGTCACCGAAGCCACGGACCGCGCCCGCTGGGAGGTCTCCACGCGGGCCTACCGCGGGCAGGAGTACTCCTGCGTGGTGCCTGGCCACGGGCCGGCACGCAAGGTCCTGTGGGCCCCGAATCAGACCGTGACGGTGGTCGACGAAGTGGCCGGCGTCACCGGGCTTTGGTGGGTGTCCGGTCGCCGCCTCATCCGTGACCGCCAGCAGGGCACGCGGGCCGCACTGACCCTTCATCCCGCCGGCACCCTGCTTCCCCCGGTGTAGCCATGGCTGACGACCTGCAGCGCAATCCTCTGTCTGACCGTCGCTTCTTCGCCCGGCTCCGCGACGAGGTGCGGCGCGAGCTCGGCCGAGCAGCTCGGCCAGTACGGGGTCTGCTCGCCGCCATGTCCGGGGTCGGTGCGCAGGCGATGTTCCGGGCCGGCGAGGCCGGGGTCGACGTCGAGGTGGCCCAGCACTTCGGCTTCGCCTCGGTCGCCCCACCAGGCACCGAGGTTGTCGCCGTCCCCGTCGGTGGGAGCTCTGCCCACCTCGTGATTGTCGGCGAGCTCGACCGGGTGGCGCGGCCAGCCGCCGGGCTGCTCGCCGGTGAGGCTGCTCTCTACAGTCTGGGCGGCGCGCAGGTCACGGCCACCCTCACTGGGCAGGTGTTGTTGAATGGCCCGGGCGCGCCTGTGGCGCGTGTTGGAGACACCGTGCAGGTCGTGTTGGACACCGCAGCCATCACCGCACTCGCCGCCCAGATGGTGGCAGCGGGCCTTGTGGCGCCCGGCTCGGGCTCCGGAGCGACCCCGCCCGGCGTGGCCGCCAACGGCTCCGTGACCTCTGGGTCCACCTCCGTGCTGGCGGGCTGATGGGCGGTCTGTTCATCGATCCGCTCACGCGGGATGCGGCCTTCACGCTGAGCGGCGACCTCCAGCAGGCAGACAACCCCGCTGCGGCCCACGCCCACCGCCGACTTGCCACCCGCCGCGGGTCGGTGGTCTGGGATGTCGAATTTGGTTCGACCCTCCACGAGATTCGCACCCTGGACGCCCAGACGACGCAGCGCGTCGAGGCTTCCGTCAAGGGTGCGCTCCGGCCGATGGTCGAGGCAGGCGAGATTAGCCACCTGGTGGTTTCCGCCGAACGGTCGTCTGAGGTCCCCGGCCGCGTGGACTTCGTCGTCGATGCGGTGGACGCGCTGCAGCGCCCGTTCCGGATCCCGAGCTGGGTGCAGGTGTAGACCATGAGCTACGCGCCACCCGCCGAGACCGACGTCAGGGACCAGCTCCTCGACGTGTACCGGGGCAAGTTCGCCGGGGCTGACACCTCGCCCGCCTCGGAAATCTTCGCACGAGCCAGCGTGGCTGCAGCCGCAACCACACAGGTCTGCCACGGCGTCCGGAGCGTCGAGGACCAGGTCTTCCCCGACACCGCGGACAGTGACAACGTCGAGCGGCACGCCGCCATGTACGACATGGCCCGGAAGGCGCCAACGGTCGCGGCCGGTGGCTCGCTGTCCCTCTGGGGCACGCCTGGCACAGTCGTGGGCTCCGGGCTCACCGCCTTCCATGCCGACGGGACCGAGTTCGTGACCACGAGCGGCGGCACAGTCGCCGGTATCGGCATCCTGGTTGTCGACCTGGACGCGGTCTCAGCGGGCGCCGCCGGCAACAAGAGCACCGGTGCGGTCCTGCAGCTCTCCAGCCCGCCGACCGGCATCAACGCGGCTGCAAGTGTGGTGGTGTCGCCCAGCGGCGGCACCGACGACGAGTCCGATGAGGACCTCGCCGCCCGGGTGCTCGAACGCATGCGCAAGGGCAACGCCGGTGGCACCCTCGCCGACTACGAACAGTGGGCCCTGACCATCGACGGCGTCATCGAGGCGCACTGCCTGCCCACGCGTTTGGGGCCTGGCACCGTGACGGTGGCCGTCTACAGCCTCGGTGCGGGCGGTTTCCGGGCTCAGGGCAGCGCCGCCCTGCGCGCCTCGGTCCTCGCCTACCTGGACACCGTGCGGCCTGTGACGGCCACTGTGGACGTGCCAGCGGTGGTCGAAGCACCCCTCGACGTCACCGTGACTTCGCTTGAGGTCGAGCCAGGCTTCGAGCCGACCGAGGTGCAGGCCGCGGTCGAGGCCGCCATCGATGCCTACATCTACGGTCACCGCACCAATGAGACTGCCTTCCTGACCCAGCTCGGCCGAGCCATCGCCTCTGTGGTGGGTGTGCGGGACTACTCGCTCGACGCTCCGACCGCGACACGCACGGAGCCGGGCGCGGCGACCGATGTGTCCATCTTCGTGCCCGGCACGGTGTCGGTGAGCCTGCTGTGATTGCCCGCGACCACACCAAATTGCTCGTGCGCCTGCACCCTGTCGGCGTCGAAGACCTGCGGCCGGGCAGCACGGTCTATGGGGACCTCGAGGTTTTCGGTGAGGCACTCGACACCGGCTGGGAGCAGGCCATTGCGCTTGCCGACGAGCTGCTCCCCGACCGCGCCGATGCCCTGCTGTCGCGCTGGGAGGCCGCCTACGACCTGCATCGGACTACCGGCCTGACCACCGAGCAGCGTCGAGAACGCATCATCGCGCGGCGCCGCTACCTGCCTGACTCCCGGCCAGCGACCATCGACACCATCCTCGATGGCATGGCCGGCCTGGACATCAACGTGGTCGAGCCGGCGCCCTTCCGGTGCGACGACGCCTCCAGTGTGTGCAACGGGAGCGACCTGGTGGTGTTGGATGGGGCGCTCGTCTTCTTCATCGAGTTCGACGAGGTGGCCGCCCGCGCGCTGCCTCTCGACAGGCCGGCAGTCGAGTACGAAATCGGCCGCATCAAGCCAGCTCACGTCATCGGTCGGACTCGCTGCGACGACTTCCGGTGCGATGACTTCCTCTCCATCGTCGACCTCGACCTCTTGGCGGCCTGAATGTCCACTGGTCCTACCGGCAACGGCCTCACGGCCGCGCCCACCTACCCCACGAAGACCCACAACTACTCACCGGGTGACCAGGTCGCGTCATCCGACCTCAACGCAATTCAGGATGGGGTGGTGCTTACGAGCGACCAGCTCTTTGCGGCCTTCGGCAAGGTTGCGCCGTCGCGGTCGTCCTCGAAGAACCTGACCGACAGCCCGTCCCCGGACGTTCATGGCGGTGGTTCCATCTGGATTGAGGCTGTGACCACGGGCGTCACGGTCGTGGTGCTCGACAACTCCATCGACTGGCGTGACCGGCACATCATCGTGGCTGGGGTGGTCGACCTGGCCGCCAACCTCGCCTTTCCAGGCGACCCGGCCGACGACACGGTCAGCTACGACCTCAACGACGTCGCAGCGCCTGGTGTGGGCATTCACGGGTACTTCTACAGTGAGGCTGGCTACCCCGGCACCACGACGCCCACGGCCGACGCAAATGCCACTGTCACTGGTCTCGAACGCCTGCGGGTGTACGTCCGCGACGACGGAAACCTCTGCATGAAGATGTCGCCCTACACCTCGAACAACGGCCGCATTGTGGCCAAGATCGATTTCAGTCCGAAGCAGGAGCACTACTGATGGCCGGGCTGGACTTCGAGGCCGGCATGCCCGGCGGGCTCACGGCCGCGGGCGAGCTCAAGGTCTCGACCGCGCACGAAGACCTGCAGCTCATCATGCGCACCGCTCGCGCTCACCCGGCGTGCCCCGAAGACTTCGACGTCTCGTGGGGCCACCGGAACGCCCGTCAGCAGCAGTACATGGTCGACAACGGGTGGAGCTCGCTGAAGTTCCCCAAGTCGCTGCACAACAAGATCCCGTCCCTCGCGGTCGACGTCGTCATTCGCCATAACGGCGAGGTGACGTGGGAATGGGAACGCTATGAGCGCCTTTCCGCTCACATTCTGAGGGTCTTCTTTACGCTTAAACTGACCGGAAAGGTGGCCGCTAAACGCCTCGTCTGGGGCGGAAAGTGGAGGAGCCGTGACGGCACCCACTACGAATTGCGATTCTGAGGACCCCGAAACGGCGAGAATGACGCCGAGGAGCACCATGATGAACGTCCCGAAGTGGATGCAGACCCTTGCCGATGAGCTTGCTGAGGCAGCCGTGGGCACCCCTGAAGCCGCAGAGGCCCTCATCGCCTTGGGCGACGTGTTGCTCCCGCTGGAGCGCGTTCCCGGCATTGGGCCGGTGCTGGAGGTCGGCTCGGACATCGCGCTACGCCTGGTGGTCGAGTGGGCTCGTGACGCCTGGGTGAGCGCGCAGGATGAGGACAGCCGCAAGGCTCGGCTGGAGGAGCGGGACCCCTTCGTGCGTGCGGCCGAGGGTCGGATGGCGGCCGGGAGGCGCCTGCGGCGAGCTCGCGTGCTCGGGTTCGGGGTGCGGCTGAAGCCCCGGGAGGCCGCTCCGGCGTAG